ATGGCCTCGACCGCATCGACCGCAGGAATGGCCTAGGATGGCCTCTGGCTGGCCTTGGCTGGCTGGCTGGTGGTCTGGATAGGCCAGAGGCCTCCAGAGGCGACAGAGAGGCAGGAGAGAGGCAAAGACGAAAGGGGAAGGGGAATGGGCAGGCCATCGCTGGCCTCTGGCTGGTCGCCTGGAGGCAGATCGCGCTCCGGTCGAGGCAAGGCAAGGCCAGCGCGCTGGCTGGTCGCAGAATGGCAGGACGATGGTTCAAGAGGGGAAACAAGAAAGGCCACCGTTGTGACGGTGGCCTGTTGGCAGGTCGGAATGACGGTCGTTTGCTCCGGTGCTACTGCGAGAGGATGCGTTGGGCGCTCTTGGCTACTTGTTGACCAGCAAGGCGAATCTCGGTCGGAGGATATTGCCCAGCGCAATACGACCAGGAGGCGCGCTCATGGTTGTACTCGATGCGACCAGAGAACGCATGGCGAGAGGCAACGATCAACGCGCAGGCGAGATCGTGCTTGTTGCGCCAAGCGATTTCTCGCCAGGCCTTATCGAACGCCAAGGTTTGCCTGCGAATGATGTTCCTGTCGTGCAGATAGGATTCCCTCTCTTTGTAATCTCGGAAATCCAGGCGAACGAGCGAACGACCACGAACGAGCGAAAGGAAACCAGCGATGATCGCGCTGGCCTTCTCCTCTGTCATGGCGAGAGACGCAGAGGCCATCTTCTCCTCGTTGGTGGGTTTGTATTTTTCAAAGGCCATGTTTGATCGCTTTGTAAGAGGAGAGACTCCAGGCGAAATCCTTGGCCGGAATGATGTCCCAACATTCGTAGCAAGAGGATTCCTTGGAAACCTCCACATCCTCCGGCGCGCTGGCGAAAACGATGAACCAGACGCCATCGTAGTACGCACATCGCTTGATCTCCTCGTTGATTCCTCGATTGCCAAGATATCTCTGGCAGTCCTTCTTGATTTGGCTGGTGTTGGTCATGGTAGGGAAATATTCGTTCAATTCTCGTTCCGCCCAATAGACTGCTTCTCGCAGATCGTGCAGGTCCTTTTTCGGAATCGGAGGAATTGCATTCTCTGCCTTCTCCAATTTCGATTTGGTGGCCTTCACATTGGCGATCAATTTGGCCCGGAGGCCTTTGTTGGTGGTCATGGTTGGAAAATTAGGAATTGGCCTTCTGCTCGTTGTCGTTGTCCACAATTCCCTTGGCGGTCGAGGCCAGGACATCAATCATCCTCTCCCGGTGGGCATCCTCGTAGATCGTGCAGAGGGTATTCTCGAAATCGCTCCATGCGTCCATCATGTCGAGCGATTCCATCGCATCGCGCATCGAATCGAGAGAATTGCCATTCAGATCGAGCGCGTCCATCATCACATCCATCGGAAGCACATCGCCTGCGTACTCGCCAGAGAGAGGCGAGAAGGGAAGGCCATCGTACAATTCTGGATCGCAATCATCCAGCATGGTCAAGAATCGCTTGGAGTTCGGAACAATGTCTCGGTCGCGCGTCCTGCCTCCGAACGATTCTTGGGCGATCCAATGCGCGGAGTTTTCACCGGAACGCCAGCCAGCATCCTTGGCCTTGGCCTCTGCCTCGTAAGGACGAGACGACAGCATCGCCTGGAGCGCGAAACCACAACCCTCCAAGCAAGCATTGAGGATGGTCTGGCAATCGGTCGCCATCGCAGAAATCATCGCCTCGTCATGGTTCGCCTTGTCGCCTTTGTCGGTCGAGATATCGACCAGATCGAGAGACACATCCTCAAAGGCGAACAGATAGGTTTGGTTCGTGCTGGTCTTGTTAGGCCAGCGCTTGCCAGACCAAGGCCATTCGTTGAAGGCGAAGGGGTTCACATGGACTGTGCTGGTTTCGATGCATACAGAGATGCCATTGGGCATCTTGATGGTTTGGTGTTTGCTCATGGTGTTGGTGGTGGAAGGTTTCAGAGAGAGAGGAGGCGAGAGGCCTTGGCCTCCCTTTTCTGCGCTTGGATTGCCATGCGCTGGAGTTTCCTCCAATGGCGATCAAGGGAGCGATTGATGGAGGCCTGGCGTTTGGCAGGAAGGGAGGAAAACCATTTTGTCGGAGCGCGATCATTCGCCTCTCGATTGAAGCGAACGATATCGGCGCGCCGGAACAGGTCGTTGGAGTTTTCTTTCATGATGGTTGGAATCAGAGAGAAAGGAGGAGGATGGCGAACGAGTAGCCAACGACCAGGATGATCAAGGCCAAGGCGATTTCTTTGATGGTCTGCATGGTGGTGAAATTAGACGATGTAGCCATTGGCGTTGATCGCCTGTTGAGCATCCTCGATGGCATGGGAAAACTCGTTCTCCTCAAAGGCAGGAGAGAGGCCAAGGGAATCGATGGTCGTCCAATGGCGGAGCATGGATTCGCCTTGGATCGAACGAGGCAAGGGGTTGCCATCGTTCTCCAGGAGGCAGATTTCGTTGATGCAAACGAGCGCCATAGTCGCCTTTCGCTGGTGTTCGATGAAAGCGATCACCTGTTCGCGCAGGATGCGCTTCTGTTCGTTGATGGTCATGGTGGTGGTGGTGGTGGTGGTGGTGGTGGTGGAAAAATTAGGCCTTGTAGGGTTTGACCATTTGGATCGTCCGGAGGAAATCCAAGGCGATCGTCTGGATGGTCGTGGCATTGGCGTTGCGATAAGCATGAACGAGCGAACCAGAACCCTCCATGTGGAGACGAAAGGACTCGGTCGCATTCACCAGATATTTGTTGGCGATGGCATCGGAGCGATCGATGTCGTCCTGGCTGGCTTCTCCTTTGTTGATCTTGATGGTGATGGCCTCCAATTCGCAGAGGAGGCGATCGATGGTCTGAGCGCGCTCGATGCGAGTCTTGAGAACATTGTCTTTGGTCTTGAACAGGTCGTAGTTGATGAGGATGGGCATGGTGGTGCTTGGTTTGGTGGTTGATGTGGTGGATGTGAGGAAGGATGGGCGATGGTTCAGAGGGAGCGCAGGACGCGCTGGCGAACAGACTCCACATCGACAAAACCGATGCTGGCGTTGTGGATGTTGTTTGAGACGAACAGGAGATCATCGACCAAGATCGCCCAGGCCTTGGCCTTGGCCTCGTCCTTGTGCTTGTGCCAGCCTTCGCCATTGTTCTGGGCGCGAATGGCGTTGATCTTGGCCTCGATGGTGGCCTCCATCGCCTGGAGCGATTCGATGCGCTTGGCCTTGATCTGCTTGGTCTGCTTGGTGCTGGTGGTGGTCATGATGGTGCTTGGTTTGGTGGTGCGCTGGTGAATGTGGAGGATGTGTTGGGAGTTTACAAGGATTATTTCGAGGCCTTGTTGATGATGTCCTGGGCGAGAACGACCGCGCTCGATTCATGGTCGCAACCAAGATCGCCTTCGCCAAGGCCAAGGCCTCGTTCCTGGATGATGAGCAGGTCGTTGGTCATCGAGGAATGGAGGCGAGACAGCAGGTCGTTCGCCTTGTCGTCATCGATGCGACCGGAGGCCAGCGCGCCTTTGATTTTCTTGGCGAGAGTCTTGGATCGCTTCAGAGAGGCGATGGCCTTGGCGATGACATTGATGTCTCGCATGGCGCGCTCGATGTTGTCCTGGTCGTTGATGGATTCGATGATCATGGTGGTGGTCGTTTGGTGGTGGGTTATGCTTGGTGCATCACCACCATGACAGGCCAGGCGACCAGCACAAGCACATTCTGGACGAAGTTTACAGAGGCCTTTCTGGTGGTCTAGGATGGCCTCCAGGCGATCACCAGCATGGCCTGCCCAAGATGGCCTGCCTTTGGCCTCTGGTCGCCTCCGGTGGCCTCTGCCTCTCTAGTGGGCGCGCTGGCCTCTGCCTCCTGCCTCTGCCTCTGGCTGGCCTCCTCTGGCCTCTCGCCTCCTGCTGGCCTCTAGGATGGCCTCCTGCCTCCGGTGCTGGCCTTCCCTCGTCCTGCCTCCCATCCTGCCTCCTGGCCTCTCCTAGAGGCCAAGGCCATGCCCATCGTCTGCCTCTGCTAGAGGCCACCCCATCCTGCACCACCAGCAGACCACCAGGCCAGCGATCTGGGCGCGCTCGTCTCGATGGGGTTTCACCGATTTTTGACGGGCCGGTTTAACATAGGCAAACAGGTCATGTTAAGGGATTTTGACAATTTTTTTACGCTTATATTTTTAAATCATACCTTTTTGGTCATGTTCCGAAGCGGTCGAACCTGGGAAAACCGCTGGTTTACCCCACTTTTCCCCACTCCTACCCCCGAATAAGACATCTATTTAGGGGTTTTTTCAAGGGGGGGGCTTTAGCCCTCCGACCCCGATGAATACCGGGGAGTAAAAAGACCAAAATCTAGGGCAATCAAGGTTGTGTCTACTGTAACGCCATAGTCATGACTATATCCACGACAGTATCCATGACAGTAGACACGAATATATTTACTGTATCCCTAAAGGGATAACAATAGTAAATATAATAAGGGTTTCACCCTTAATTGGCTTTACGCCTTTTAGGGCTTGCCATTAAGGGTGACCCTTATGCAACATCAGCCGATGAGCCACCACGAAGCCGATCAGCCGAACGCGCCGCGCCGCAAGCGTGGGCGGAGAGATTTCAACAGCAAGCCGACCTACTGGCAGACGATGTGGAAAAAGCACCCGGAGCGTCTGCGTGAACACATCACACGGATGTGTGCGGCGCGCGAGGGCAAGGCGGCGGAGAGGGGTCGGCTCATCCAGGCAATCTTCGACATGATGCCGACCGAGCCGATGCGCCCGTTTGAGTTGCGGGATACTCTGGCCCTGCTGTGGCGCGAGACTTACGGCGAGACGCTGGATCGCAAGACGGCTTGGGCCACGGTGAAGGCGGCACAGCGGCGTGGGATGGTCGGGCAGACTGACGACAACCTGTACTTCGTCCGGCACAGCGTTTGACCTGTTGACTGGATACAGGTTGTCGGCATGACTGTGGATACATTGGTCATCGACAACCACAGCGACTTCGTTCCCGAAGGTCTTGAGAAAGACATCATGGAGTTGCGGCGTGTCGCCAGCCGGAACATCTTCCGCGCTTGCCAGATACCCGACACCGAGGTGGCGGCTCTGCTGGTCAAGGAGGCGAGCGTGATGCTGACGGTGGCGGTCAAGGTGGAGGAGATGCTGGAGAACCTATGAGCGCGAAGTCCGAGATGCGGGCGATCTACGCCGCCTGGTGGAAGCGATGCACCGCCGAGCAGAGGGCGAAGATGCTGGAGACTGGCTTCGACCCCGAGAACCCCGAGTCCAGCGGAGTGGGCTTGGCCTACCGCTATGTGGACTCGGACAACGAGACATCTTATGACAACGATGGACGGATGCAGAACACGCATGGGCCTCGTGGCTACAATGTGGACTCGATACAGCGGCGGGAGTATCGCCCCGAGGATTACTACTTGCCGTCAACGCCGCACATGACCGACCGCAACTACACCAAGGACGAGGTGTTGGACATCATCTCCAAGATACTGTCGGTGCTGGGGGACAGCGACCATCCCGAGAACCGCTTGCAGGCGACCTGCATCCTCATCGCCATCGGGATGCCCGGTCAGCCGCGCATGACGGCCTTGGCGAAGGAACACGATCTGACTCGGGCGGCGGTGAGCCTGCGGGTCAAGACCATCCAGCGGAAACTCGGGTTGCCGCCCTCGGTGTACATGAAATCCGAACACGCTTGCGCGAGGCTGAAGAAGAAGAAATGAGCGAACGCCCACGACCCATCGACATCGCCGGACGGCTTGGCATCTCCAAGCAACTCGTCAACGCCTACATCACCCAAGGGATGCCCATCGACTCCATCGAGGCGGCGGAGTCTTGGGTCATGTCGAGGCGCGCCGTCCGTGGAGGGTCGCAGGCCGGGGTCACCAGCGACAGGGACTTCAACGAGACGGTCGAGCGTCAGCGCGAACTGAAGGCTCTGGCCCACCGCAAGTACCTAGACGACCTCGCCAACGACTCGCCCGATGCCAGCAAGTCCTACTCGACCTATGACAAACTGGTAAAGACGCTCATCACGATGGAGAAGGAACTCCACGCGCGCCAGATCGCCAGCCGTGAGTTCATCCGCACCCAGACCGCCATCGAGCGTTTCGGCAAGATACTGACCAACCTCCGCAACGAGTTGACCCAACTCGGGACCAAGGTGGCATCGAGGGCGAACCCAGACCACCCGGGGCGCGCGTTGAAGGCCATCGATGAGGAGATCACCCGCATCCTGTCCCGTGTGAGCGAGGCGGTGGCGGAGTCCGAGGAGGAGGTCAAGATGCCCGAGGCCGACCCAATTGAGGTTGACGGCACTACCGAGGAGGTCGATGATACCGAAGAATGAGTTATTTCGAGCCACCCCCCCCCACAAAATACACCGTACTGAACCTAGGTGCTGGTGTGCAATCTTCCGCGCTCGCTTTGATGGCGGCTAAAGGAGAAGTTGGCCCTATGCCGGACTTTGCCGTGTTTGCCGACACACAGGCCGAACCAACGAGCGTCTACAAGTGGCTCGACTGGCTGGAGACGCAGTTGCCGTTCCCCGTGATCCGTGTGACCAAGGGTAGCCTAACGGAAAGCATCTTGAAGATTAGGATTAAAGAAAAGTGCAAGTATTCCGAAGCACCCATGACTTACCTTCGAACGAACATCCCTGTTTATGGACTAACACCAAGCGGAGAAGTTCGCCCTGCGTTGGGTCGTGCTTGTACTGCTGACTTTAAGGTGGCTCCAATTTTGAAGGAAATCAGAAAGCGTTGCCAGATTAAGCATGGTCAGAAAGATGTAACCGTTACTCAATGGATTGGCATTTCCTATGATGAGATGCAACGGATGAAACTACCGAGTAACGCTTGGACGCAACACCGCTGGCCTTTGATTGAAAAACGGATGACCCGTACTCATTGTAAAGATTGGATGGTTAAAAATGGTTACCCAGAACCTCCTAGGTCTGCCTGTTACTATTGCCCATTCCATGATGATGATGAATGGCGTAGACTAAAGAAAGAAGATCCAGAACATTTTGCCAAGGCTGTCGAGTTCGACAAGACATATCGCAGGCTTCAAAATGAGAACCCTGGAGGTTTGCGTATTGAGGTTTATCTGCACAAGTCCTGCAAGCCGCTGGATGAGGTGGATTTCGACTCCGATCCAGATTGCGGTCAGATTGACTTCGACTTCAAATCCGAGTGCGAGGGTATGTGCGGACTGTGAGCGACCAGACGGCTGACCTCTACGAGTCGCACCTGCGAGCGTTGCTGGCCCCAGACCCAGACGGGGACATCGTGGACTGGCTGGAGTCCAATGTGAAGAATATGCCGGGGCCGATGCCAGGTGCGTTTAGGGTCGAGTCCACGCCGTACCTGTCGCCCATCCTGCGGGCGATGACCGATCCCGAGATACACACCATCGTGGTCTTTGGTGCCGTCCAGATGGGCAAGTCCACCCTGCTGGAACTCTGGTCCGCCTACATCGCCGCCCGCACACCCGGTCCGGCCCTGCTCTTGCAGGATGTGGACTTGAACGCCAAGGACTGGCAGGCGAACCGCCTCAAGCCAATTTGGGAGGCTACGCCAGCCGCGCAAGCCAAGATGAGCCAGACGGAGAAGTCCAACTGGCATACCCACCAGTTCCAGCGATGCACGATGTGGGTGCTGGGTGCCGACAACAAGCGAAACCTGCAACGCCGTTCCATCCGCTTCCTCGGCGGGGACGAAGTGTGGTCGTGGAAGAAGGGTCACCTTGGCGAAGCCCAGCGTCGCCGCACCGCCTTCACTTGGAACGGCAAGTCCGTGTTCATCTCGCAGGGCGGGGTCGAAGGCGATGACATCACGAACCTCTGGAACACCTCCGACCGCCGTGAATGGATGTTCCGTTGCCTGTCGTGCCACACGCTCCAGGCTTACGAGTGGGAGCAGTTGATCTACCCCGAGGATGCCAAGGGCGGCGGAGGCTGGGAAATCGAGAAGGTCAAGAAGGGCATCAAGTACCGCTGTAAGTCGTGCGGTCAGATGCACGATGACTCTTTCGCCGTCCGGCAGGAGATGAACCTCAAGGCCGAGTATGTGCCGATGAACCCGTCCGCACCGAAGGGTGTGGTCGGCTTCCATTGGAACTCGCTGTGCGCCCAATGGGGCTTGTCGTGGGGCGACCTTGCGGAAGAAGCCATCAACGCCAAGCGCGCCTACGATGAACACGGGGACGATACGGCCCGCATCGAGTTCAAGCAGAAGCGGCTCGCCGTGTCGTGGGTCGAGAACCCGGACGAGGACGGCGGCGAGGTCATGCCCAGCGGCTACAAGATGGCTGACCCGTGGAACGATGAGGCGGCGATGGTGGACGGCAAGTTGATGCCCGCACCCATCACGGACGACCACCGCAAGTCCAAGCAGTTCGCCTGGCTACGCTCGCTCAATGTCGATGTGCAACGCAACGGCTACTACGCCGTCTGCCGCAGTTGGGCGACCGATGGCAAGTCCCGTGGCAAGGAGTGGGCGTTCCTCGCCACCGAGGACGATCTGCGGGCTTTCCAACTCAAGCATGAGGTATCTAACTTCTTCGTCTTTCTGGACTCGGGTGACGGTCCGAATACTGATGCCGTGTATCGCCTGTGCGCCAAGTATGGATGGAACGCCACCAAGGGCGCGGGACAGAACGAGTTTGCCTGGCGTATCCAGACCCCTTACGGCATCAAGGTCGCCTACCGTCCCTACTCTCGGGCAAAGGTGATCCAAGTCGGCGCGCAGTCCTGCAAACTGTTCCTGTACTCCAACCTAGTGTTCAAGGATGCCCTTGCCCGCCTACGCAGGGCCGGGGCGCACACCTACCCCGAGGACTTCGGGGACGAGTACCGCAAGCAGATGCAGTCCGAGCATCGGACCAAGAACAACGCCGGAACCCCCATCTGGGTACCCATCGGTGACCGGGCTAACCACCTGTGGGACTGTGAAGTTCAAGGCATCCTATTCGCCATGATGTCGAAGATCATCGGCAAGGGTAAGAACAAGGGGGCGACGGTGGCGGAGGAGAAACCTGCGGTCGAAGCAGAAACCGCTTGACCTGCCCCACCTCACGGGTAGGTTCCCTACCAGTCGGCGGTTCACGCGCATGGGGTGTCATTGGTGGCTCTGGTGGCGCAAGGTGTGAACCGCCGACCCCTCTCTTTACATCGGGCTAATTCCAAATGGCGCGAGCAACTGGTATTTTGTCGATTGCCGACATCGAGGACATCGTTGCGCGCGCCGTCGCCCTGCTGAAAGAGGGCAAGACCATGATGGAGTACACCGACTCGGGTACCTCCGTGGTGAAAGGTTGGCCCATCGACATCCAGACGGTGATGCTTGAGGCCCGTTACGCCCTGCAACTGAAAGACCCCCAGAAGTATGGGCAGGTCGATAAGGTTCGTGTCTACAACGGCCTTAACAACTTCCGTTCGATGTAATGAGCAACGCCCCCCGCAAGAAGAAGAAAACGCCCGTAGTCCGCGCCGAGAAGCCCACGCTTCCGAAGGCTGGGGACTTCACGCCGAAGAAGCAGGCGAGCGCGGGGCCGGGCATCTTCAGCAATTTCGAGTCCGCCAAGTTCAGCAACAAGCGTTCTTGGATTTGGTCGTCCTGGCCCCAGGACTTCAAGAAAACCATGACGGTGTTCGACCGCATGGAGACGACCCGCAGGATGCGGTACTTGGAACTCAATGCGGGCCTCATCCGACAGGCGATTGGGGACATGGCATTGTACTCGGTCGGCTCTGGGATCAAGCCGCAGGCGGAGTCCGGCGACGAGGTTTGGGACGATGCCGCCGAAGCCTACTTCCGTGAATGGGCGGAGAAGAACACCGACATCACGGGACGCTACTCGCTCTTTGAACTCCAGCACATCGTCTGCCGTCTGATGGACCGAGATGGCGAGTGCTTCATCGTCAAGACCCGTGGTCCAGGTGGTGCGCCCAAGTTGCAGGTCATCGAGTCGCACCGTGTCGGCAACGCCGCCTCTGGCGCGCCGCCCCCCGGCATGGTGGACGGCATCATGTTCGGCCCCTACGGTGCGCCGGTCTACTACAACATCTTGCGTTCGGACGGCTCCAGCCGACAGGTTCCCGCCAACGCCGTCCTGCACCTATACGAGCCGGAACTAGCCTCTGGCGCGCGCGCTTACAGCCCCCTTCAGCACAGCATCAACAACATCATCGACATGATGGAAATCTTGTCGCTGGAGAAGTTGGCGGTTAAGACCAGTTCGGACATCACCCGCACGATCACCCGTGAGAACCCGCAGTTCGACGGCTCGCAGTCTGACTTTGAAGCCTTCGGGATGCGTCCGCAGGATTACGGCAACAACGGGCTGACGGACCCCAACGAAGCCTCGACCTTCATCGGCGGCAAAATCCTGTCCCTTGCCCCTGGCGAGAAGTTGGAGTCCTTTGAGTCGTCCCGCCCGAACCAAGCGTTCACGGGCTTCATCGACCACCTCATCCGTGACTCGCTCTCGGGCTTCCTGCCCTACGAGTTCACCTACGACCCGACCAAGATTGGCGGTGCGTCCGTTCGCCTCATCATCGCCAAGGCCGACCGCAAGTTCCAGCACCGCCAGTCCATCCTCATCCAGCGGTTCCTCACCCCGGTCTGGGGCTATGTCATCGGCAACGCCATCAAGGACGGCATCCTGCCCGCCAACGACTACTGGCACCGAGTCCAATGGACGACCCCCCGCCGTGTCACCGTGGACACCGGGCGCGATGCCATCGCCAACCGCGCCGACATCAAGGCTGGCCTCAAGTCTTGGACCCAGCACCAACTGGAGATGGGCAACGACCCGAAGGCGGTCGCCCGTGAACTGTTCGCCGAGAAGGCCCACTTTAAGCAACTTGCCGAGGAGTTCGGCCTCCAGGTTTCCTCCGCCATCATGCCCGAGAATGTGGCTCCCTCCGATGTCGATGCCGCCTATCAGAGCGATGACGAGAAGGAGAAGGCGGCGATGGATGACGGCGCGAAGATCGAAGCCGACCCGGACGACCCCAATGTTGGCCCCGACCCTCTGAACGAACCTTCCGATGAATAACCTTCACGCCGCCTACCACAACGGGACTCCGATGCTCATCGAGTCCTACAAGGCCAAGTCTCACCTTGAACGGGTTGCCCAGTTCGACCCTACCGCCATCCAAGCCAATTCGGACATCGAGGATACGCTTGAACTCATCTTCGGTCCGCGCCCCAAGATGGCGAAGAACGCTGGCCTTGCCGTGATCCCCGTGAAGGGTGTCATCGGTTGCGGAATCAGCGAAATCGACAAGATGACTGGTTCCTGCGATGTCGAGGATATCGAGGAGATGCTGGAGGACGCCGAGCGTGACGACAACATCAAGGTCATCATCTTCGATGTGGACTCCCCTGGCGGTACGGTGACGGGTGTTCCCGAACTCGCCAAGCGTATCCGCAAGTGCAAGAAGCGCACCATCGGCTGGACC